GTGAAGTACATTGAGGACGGACGCTCTCTGGTGGAGCGAAACCACGACGCCAGAGAATATTGCTATCAGTGCCGCCGGGAGCGTGAGGCACGCATGAACCGCATTGTGAGGCGGTGCCTGGTGGTATCTAGCATGATCTTTATGTGCTCCCTGCTGGTGGGGTGGGCTCTGTGAGAGATATGGACTTGGAGCACCCTGATATCACCGCCACACTGCGGACGGGGTATCCGTCATGGATCAAAGAAAAAAACCAAGATGCACCAGAGATACTAAAAGAGTATGCCGACGAATACAGCGAAGAGATCATTAAGTGGCTGCTAGCTGGCTATCCAGATACGATAAGAGAATTTTCAGATTATGCAAAGTTTTATAATGCTAAAACCTTAGAAGATTGGCTGAATTAGGAGGCAGTATGAACATATATGAGAAGCTTGCGGCGATCACCAGCGAGCTAAACGCCGTAGCAAAGAATCTGATGGTAGGGGAGGGGCGAAGCTCCTATAAGGCGGTGAGTGAGGCGGATGTTCTGGCCGCCGTAAAACCTCTGGAGCAGAAGTACAAGGTGTACAGCTATCCTCTGTCCAGAAAGGTGATAGACAGCGATATTATTACCACTAAGAAGGTATACAACGGCCAAGAGAGCGAAATATCGAAGTTTTTTATGCGGGTAGAAACAGTATATCGGTTTGTCAACACGGAGGACCCGGCTGACTATGTAGATATCACCACTTACGGAGACGGGGTGGACAGCAATGATAAGGCCCCAGGGAAGGCCATGACCTATGGAGATAAATATGCCCTTCTCAAAGCATACAAGATCATTACCGGGGACGATCCGGACCAGAACAGGAGTGACGAGGGAAAGGTTACCAGAGGTGGGTACAACGTTGAACCAGGCAAGCCCGGAGAGCGTGTCCCTCCTGTAGGAGATACCCCTATCAAATGTCAGCGGTGCGGTATGCTGATCCCTGATTTCTGGGATGGACAGGAGCTGATCAAGGCGGAGACGATTGCGGAACGGGCCAAAGCCAGGTATGGGGAGCCACTTTGTATCAAGTGCGGGAAGAAGGCGGCGAAATGAATCTAACCTTCACACAGTCGAAAATCTCAATGGAGGACGGCCTGTGGCTGTGCCTGAAGGTGAACGAAACAGCCCCCGCTCGGGAGTTTGTCCTAAAGAAGCAGAACAAATTATATGACTGCGAGATCAAGCAGTATCGGGAAAAGCGGAGCCTGGACGCCAATGCCTATTACTGGCTATTATGCGGAGAACTGGCTCGGGCCATCCAGGAGAAGCCAGAGAAGATTTACCGGAGGCACATCCAAGAAATTGGCAACTATGAGGTGTGCTGCATGGAGAGCAAGGCCGTGGAGCAATTTACCAAGCTATGGACCAGCGGGCACCTGGGGCGGTTTATAGAAACCAGGGAATCAAAGCTGCCCGGATGTACCACAGTGCTGGCCTACTATGGCTCCAGCGACTTTGACCGGGGAGAGATGTCGACACTGATTGACAACTGTATCCAGGACTGCAAGGCGCTTGGCATTGAGACGCTGCCCCCGGACAAGCTGGCGGCTATGAAGGAGGAGTGGGGCCGTGCATAGGCAGACAATAGCGACATCGATTCAGACCAAAGTAAAGGCGGCTGTGGCGCTCCGAGATAGCACCCACGGCCCCGCCACCTGCATCCTCTGCGGCGCTCCGGGAGGCCCCCACTGTCATGTGGTGCGCCGCTCCCAGGGCGGCATGGGGGTGGTGGAGAACATCGTTACCCTGTGCGGCCCCTGCCACTACGCTTTCGACGAGGGGCTGTTTATGGACCGTCTGCGGCCTCTGGGGTTCCATTCCCAGGCGGACATCAGGGCGTACATCATCAACTATCTCAGAGGCTTTTATCCTGACTGGACCGAGGAGAAAGTGAGGTATCACAAATGGGACAGTGTGAGCGAGTCCTCCAGTACATAAAGGATTTTGGTTCTATCAACCCGGCACAGGCATTTGTGGACCTGGGCTGCTACCGACTGGGAGCGAGGATATATGACCTCAGGCATAAGCATGGGTATTCAATCAAGAAAACAACTGTCAGCGCAAAGAACCGATACGGCGAGGCGGTGAGCTACGCCGAATACAGATTGGAGGATAACAATGCTCAATAGGATATTCATCATGGGCCGCTTGACCCGTGACCCCGAACTTCGGCGCACCCAGACCGGAACCTCCGTGGCCTCTTTCACCTTGGCCGTAGACCGGGATTTCAAGGACAAGGCCACCGGCGAGCGGACCACTGACTTTATCGATGTGGTGGCCTGGCGGAACACGGCGGAGTTTGTCAGCCGCTATTTTACTAAGGGACGTATGGCTGTTGTGGAGGGTCGGCTCCAGATGCGTGACTGGACGGACAAGGACGGCAATAAGCGCCGCTCCGCCGAGGTGGTGGCAGACCAGGTCTATTTTGGCGACGCTGGGAAAAAAGATGATGCGCCAACGACCTTTGGGGGTATGAGCTATCAAAATAATGATGACTTTCAGGAGTTACCAGACGATGATGGAAAGCTCCCGTTTTGATGGGAGGAGAGACTCTTGAAGGAAAGCTTTGTCGTAAGGACAGAGTGGGAGGAGCAGATCGACCTTCTCACAGATGAGCAGGCTGGCCAGCTTTTAAAAGCGTGGTTCAGGTATCACATGGATGAGTCTGTTGATGTCCATGATCCAGTGGTAATGATGGCTTTCTCCTTCAACCGGTCATATTTTGAAGAGTGTGCAAGCCGCTGGGCAGCAACGGTTCAGGCGAGGCAGGAGGCTGGGAAAAAGGGCGGAAGGCCAAAGAAAGCAAATGGTTTATCAGATAAAGCAAAAAAACCAAATGCTTTTTTAGGTTTTGAAGAAAAAGCAAAAAAAGCTGTATCTGTATCTGAGTCTGTATCTGTATCTGAATCTGTACCCCCTGACGGGGGTAGTAAGGTGCGCAAGAAGAAGGACGGGAGCGATATCGAGCCGAAGGTCCAATGGGCAGAATTTGTGACCATGACCAATGCCGAGCACCAGAGGCTGCTTGACACTCATGGAGCTGCCGACACCGCCAGGCTGATTGAGATCCTGGACAACTACAAGGGCAGTACAGGTAAGACCTACACCAGCGATTACAGGGCCATCCTGTCCTGGTGCGTGGACCGGCTTGAGGAAGAGAAGCGGAAGACTGGGGAGGAGCCGGAATACAAGTGGGTCAATGGTAAGCGGCGCAAGGTAACGGATTCGGACCGGCAGGCGGAGACTTCGGCTGCGGAGCGGACACAGGCGAACATGGAGCGGATGCGTAGAATGCTTGAAGACATGAACCGGGAGGATGGACCATGCGGCTGATCATCCCGTTTTCTCTGCCCGGACTCAACGAGTACATAGAGGCGGAACGGGGCCACAGGCAGAAGGGTGCCAAACTGAAACGGGATTGCCAGACATCGGTAATCTTAGCTCTTAGACGTCAAATCAGAACGCCTTTGCGGGAGCCTGTAGTCATGCACTACCTCTGGGTGGAGAAGGACCGGAGGCGGGACAAGGACAACATCTCCAGCTTTGGCCGGAAGGTTATCCAGGATGCGTTAGTGAAGATGGGCGCGTTAAAAAATGACGGATGGGAGAATATCGAAGGATTTTCTGACAGCTTCGCTGTGGACAAGGGAAAGCCAAGGATAGAGATCGAGATCGAGCAATCAGGAGAAAAACCATAGGAGGAGATATCGTGAAGGATGAGAAGGCCGCCCTGCCGGGCGACAAAGAGGCGGCGAAGCTAACCCATCTATCCCTGTTTTCCGGCATTGGAGGCTTGGATCTTGCGGCGGAAATGGCTGGATTTAAAACCGTTGGACAATGTGAGTGGGCGGACTATCCGACAAAGGTGCTGGAAAAACACTGGCCAGATGTGCCACGCTGGAGGGACATCAGGACGCTGACAAAGGAGAGCTTTTATGAAAAAACAGGACTGCGAACAGCTGACATTGTTTCAGGAGGATTTCCGTGCCAGCCCTTCTCCGTTGCCGGGAAGCGAAGAGGCAGTGAAGATGACCGTTACCTCTGGCCTGAAATGCTTAGAGTTATATCGGAACTCCGGCCCGCTTGGGTCGTTGGCGAGAATGTTGCTGGGATCGTCAATATGGCACTCGACCAGGTGTACGCTGACCTGGAAAACGAAGGTTACTCCGTCCAAGCGTTTATTATTCCGGCTTGTTCCGTCGACGCCCCGCACAGGAGGGACAGATGCGCGATTATCGGGTGTAGAGCGCTGGAAAGAAAACATAACGGGAGAGGACGGAGAACCTATTCTTTGGAAAACTCCGATTGCGTCAGATTCGGCGAACCGGAAGTTTTATCACAACAGCAGGGGCGAGCCAAATTTGAGCGGGATGGTGAAGATGTGGCCCACGCCGAAAGCGCAGAACAGCAGAGGGAATGGAGAGAGGCACAGAGACGGAGGGCCAAGCCTGGACGTGGTGGCTGGTGGCCAATTGAACCCGACATTTGTAGAGTGGCTTATGGGGTTCCCTCTCGGGTGGACAGACTTAAATGCCTTGGAAACGCAGTAGTTCCCCAGCAGTTTTATCCGGTGTTTCAGGCCATAGCGGACATAGAGAAGGGGATTATACATGGATGACATTAAATTAGCGATGCTCGGCTCAAAAGAGGCGGCTCGACGGCTGACGGAAGCGGGGGCGCTGCTGCCGTGTCCAGGGTGCAGAGGAGAGGACGCGAAGCACAGGGCCGTGATGGCATGTGTAATGATTGAATGCCCATGTGGGTTTATGGCGGCGGGGTACGACTTGGAAGAAGCACGGCAGATATGGAACACCCGTGCGCCGATTTTGAGCGCGGAGGAGATGGAGAGGCTGGAGGGGAATGATAAATAACAAAAAAGCGCTTGATGCCGCGCAGACCATTGTTGGCTACTGCAAAGGACAAACATCCTGCCAGAACTGTATTTTTCGGATGCATGGAGCGGATCATTGGAAATGCCATATAGATGCGTTTGTTTTGCGGGATGTAATAGCAAACATTGCAGCAAAGAGGAAAAATAATGGATATTTGTGAAGGGAGGCCCAGCCATGACGGACGAGGCCGTGGAGATAGTGATGAAGAGATTTGAGGCGCTGCATGAGATTACTGAGTGACATAGCGTGGATTATTCTTCTGACCATTACGCCGTGGTGGCTATTCGAGAGGTTACTATTGTCCGACTGTGAGCGGGCTGTGTGCAAGAGATTGGAGGCGCTGCAGGGTGAGTAGGATTCTGGTTGCAGTTCTTGCTTTAGTTGTTGGATATGCAATAAGTTGGGCTATTATAGTCGGCATTATCAAGCTGATTACAATGTGCTTTTCCATCGGGTTTTCTTTGCCCGTTGCCACTGGGATATGGTTGATCCTGTGCCTGCTGAAATTGGTTTTTCATAAGTCGGAAGGGAGGCACTGAACGATGGCAAGGGCGATTGATGCTAACCGCATGAAAGAGGAGCTGCTATGGGGGAATGTGTTTCTTTCGGCAAAAGAGATAAACGCGCTGGTTGACCTCATTGACAACCAGCCCACCCTTCCCCAGCCCAGCAACGAGGCGCTGGCCGGGTGGGTGAGCATAGATGAGAGGTTGCCGGAGAAACGAAAAGATGTGCTGGTACGCTATGGGAATGGCCGCATTGGAATCGACTGGATTGATAGTATTCAATGCTTTGTGTTTGATGAGCTCTATGGGCGAGTTACCCATTGGATGCCAATCCCAGAACTGCCTGACCGCCGCCCGCCGGAGGGAGAGGCCGATGCCTGAACATATCTTATCCCTTAGTTATGGAAAAGACTCTATAGGGCGAAGCGCTGTTATCAGGACTTGTTCTACATGATTTGCGAGGGTGACGGAGAGCGCGGCGGGAAAATATACGGCTGGCCCTATCAGAGAGGGCCTTGGTGTAATAGCCGTCTAAAGCAACACGTTCTAGGGCGGCTCCTGAGAGACGCCGTCCAGTACATCGGCATCGCCGCAGACGAACCGAATAGGTTCCATAGCCTGTCTGACAAAAAGAAAAGTCCTCTGGTGGAGGCAGGATGGACAGAGACGGATTGCCGCCGATGGTGTGAAGAGAACGATTTGCTATCCCCAATCTACACCACCGCTACCCGTGGAGGATGCTGGTTCTGCCACAATCAGAGTGTAGGACAGCTCAGGATTCTTCGGAAGAGCTACCCGGAGCTGTGGGCGCTCATGCTGAAATGGGACAGTGATAGCCCCGTGACGTTCAAGGCGGACGGACATACAGTTCACGACTTTGACAGGCGCTTCCAACTGGAGGATGAGGGGATGATCTATGTGGATGATAAAGTTTTCCGCTGGTCAATGCTGGACGACGAACTAAACTACCGGCTGTTTTAGCCGGAGGGAGAGGAGGACACCTGATGGACATTGAAAAGCTGATTGATGGGTTAAAAAACAGTAAGGGGCCAGACAACTGTCATGATTGCGCCCTTGGATATTGGTCACTTATGGGAGCCACCGCCCTCTCCACGCTACAGACCGAAAACAAGAGACTGAAATCTCTGCTGGGTGAAAGCGGGCAAGACCTATGGAGCAAGGAGAACCAGCGGGCGGACCGCTTAGAGGCCGAAAACAAGAAGCTACGGGCGGAGTTGGAGCAGGTGAAGCAGGAGAGGGATGTTGCAATAGAACAACTGCACGGCCATTGTCCAGCTTGCGCTCACTACACGCCAAATCATAATGAGGGGCTATGCCGATTTTGTTGTTTTGAGATCGCACAGGACACAAATGTAGAGATTAATGACAACTGGAAATGGCGTGGCCCAAAGGAGGAGTGAGCATATGCCGTTATGGTTTTTGAAATATTTGAAGGGGAGGGCTGACCATGAAGCGGCTGACAACATATAGAGCAGATGGAAGGGCGGCTATTGCCAACAACGAAAATGCAACGCCGAAACAGAAGGTGCTCAAGATACCGAAAGTGATTGACCGCCTCGCCTCCATCGAGGACATCCTGGGCGACGAGTACGATCTTGACCGCCTCCGCGAGCTGGCCCAGGCGGACAGGATGATCGGGAAAGAAGTTTGGGCGCAAGCAAAATACTTAAACATTTTCCAGACAAAGCCAAGCCTCATTCAAAGAACGACAATTCAGTATGTTTCTCTGTTAAAAGGTGGAAACATCCTGTGCCACACTCAAACCTGTGCTTTCCCATTGAATGAAATTGGCAAAACCGTTTTCTTGACCCGTGAGGAAGCCAAGGCCGCACTGGAGGGGATGAAGAATGGCTGAGTACATCGAGAGGGCGGCAATTTTAAAAAGCCTTGGGTATGATGAAAAAAGGCGAGCTGATGTTCTTCCTGGGTCAACGTTTGATATTGTGCTGAAAGAGGCCGCCGCCGAGGTTGCGGAGGTGAGGCACGGGCGGTGGTTTTTCAAGTATCCGAATGGCTGGGCCTGTTCCAGATGTGGTGAATGGGGCTTGATGATTGACAACCAGGGTATTTGCAAATCAAGCTACTGTCCCAACTGCGGCGCTTTGATGAAGGAGGAAGAGCATGAGGCTGGGTGATGTAGACAAACTGCTTTACCGTAAGAGAAAGGTTATGTTTTTTGGATTGGGCCAAGATGATGAGTGCTGGGGGTTCGCTGTGCCTGTGGAAGAAATTGATAAGGCTCCCACCATCGATGCCGTGCCTGTGGTCAGGTGCCGGGAGTGCCGCTTTTGGGAAAAACAAGAATGGGGCGGGGCAATTAAGCTTGGTGATCCCATACAGCAAGGTGGGAAATGCAAAATTCATGTATTTGGAGCGCTTGAGAATGATTTTTGCAGCCGAGGCCAGCGAAAGGAGGCCGACCATGACTAAGTGCTGCGCCACCTGCGCCTGGTACGAGGACTTCCAGGGCGTGTGCTTCAACGGGGATTCGCCGTATTGCGCCGACTTCACGGAGCCGGATCAGCGGTGCAGGGAGTGGGAAAGGAAGGAAGAAGATTATGTTAAAAAATAATCGCCCATTTACAAACGAAAATGGATTTATTGATGCAGGCTTGATAACAGATAAGGACCCAGAAGAAATGGAAGAGGTTTTCAAATGGATACACGAAAAACTAATACCAAGAAAGACCCACTTGACTGGGAGAAGCAGTTATGGAATAAAGCACATCTTAGAGAGAGACACTGGGATTTATTTAACAAACAATGAATTCAAGGACGCAATGTTACTATGCGGTTATTCTCCGGTTGACCCAAACGAATTGAATTGGGAATATTGCATTAGCAAAAAGTCACCAGCATTTGCTTCTAGGAAAGGTGTGTGAGGACTACGATGGAGTTTCGAAACCTTGAGACGGAGGAAGTGTTATCCATTTCAGATGCAGTAGACCATTACTGCAAGCAACGATGGTGTGATAACTGTGCTCTTAGAGAGCCGGTAGGAGACCCTGACAAAGTATGTGCAGATTGGGCAGAATACCACCCCCACGAAGCCGCCCGCCTGATGGGTTATGAGGTGGTGGAGGATGAAAAGGAGGAAGCCAACATGGACAAGCCGAGAATTTGCGAGGTGCTGGGGGTTGAGGTAGATGAAGAGTGGACTGTTTCTGGAAATGACATAGCGATTTACAGAGTAAGCGGTGGTGTCGCTTTAGAGTATGCTATGCCCAAATATAACGGAGATGGATATGGGAAATGGCTTCCTGCCGGTATGCCTTGCCTTGTTGATTTCATCAACCACCCAGACCGCATCATCCGCAAGCCCCGCTTCACCCAGCAGGAGGTGGAACTTTTTAGGGCAATTCAAGTGCTTTACCCTAAAGCGGAGTATGTAGAAAGGATTAAGGATAGCGGAGTAATCGGATTGAGTAACAATACATGTGGATGGATAATGGACATTGATAAAGACTTGTTCCAGGCCCTCCGCCCCGGCGAATCCGTCAAGCTGGACGAGATCATCGGAGGTGCCCAATGAGAGAAATTCTTTTCAAAGCCAAGCGGCTGAGTGATGGTGCATGGGTGGAAGGTTATCTATACCGCCTCCATGATAGCTTAAATCCCTTTATTATGTTCAGAAACCGGCATGGTGAAGCTTACGAGGTTGACCCCTCCACGGTCTGCCAGTACACCGGACTGACCGACAGGAACGGGAAGAAGATTTTTGAGGGGGATATCATCCGTTGGACTAACTGGAAGGACGAGCAAAAAGAAGCCCCTGTATGCTATGACCCAGAGTGGAATAGATTTTGCGTTTGGCTGAATGGCGCTGAAAGTATGGGCGTAAATAAGCATCTTTCAACTGGCGGAATTGAGATCATCGGCAACATCCACGACGGGGAGGGGGGACAGTGAAAGAGTACAAACTCCAAGTCCCTGATGATACGGTTGGCATATCAATCACGATTTTTCGACAGACGAAAAAGAAGAAGCTGTTTTCCAGAAGTTTTAATGTCGAATCTGCTTTAGAGACCTATATTCTTGACCTGATAGACGGGGAGGGCGGACAGCATGAGGAGGGATAGTAATTGACCAGCCAAGGAATAGAAAACTTCCTCTCCTATCTACGAGAGACCGAGCAAAGATACCATATGGCTGAAGCGGACGAGCAGGAAGCAAATAATGAGACTCAGGATATCCTACATAGCTTGGAGCTTCAGGATCATGACTATCACGATTTTGCTCGTCTATCAAAGGAGCTGAGAGGAGTACGCCAGAAACGACGGGCCGCAAAGGACACTATGAGTGAGACGGCCCCGGTGCTTGATTGGATAGACCAAAACCGCCCAATAATCAAGAGCCTCGAACGACTCCTGGGTGATGTGCGGAAAGCTGAGAAGAGCACTGCCAATCGGATCTATACACCCAGGGCGAGGAGGGATAGCAATGCCTAAACCAAGCGCAACCCTCGCCCGTATCAAGACAGAAGCGGAGGCCAAGTATAACGCCCTTTTCCGGTTAAAAATGGACATGCTGATGCAGATGGGACAAGATGCTGCTATGATCGCCGCTCACGAAGTCCTCCAGCTTGGCCCCGGCAGGTCTGAGGCTTTCCGCACCGCATACATAGAGGCTATGAACGGTATGGCACGGATGGTCTGTGAGGATCAGCAGGACGATAGCGAGTTCGTCTATGCCAAAGCAAAGATTGACGAGCAGATCAGGGCCATTGTTGGAGATGACCTGTTTAAACCCTGGGAGGAGAGATATGGTCGAAATCTGTGACAAGGGGAAAACCTGCGTCTACTGGCGAGGTATCAATAATTCCAAGGATGCGCCCTTTTGCAACCATCTATTAGATACCGGATGCCGTAGAGTGGGAGACGTGGACCACTGTGAATCCAAGGAAATAGGAAAGCGGAGAAAAAGAGTATCCTTTGACTGCCCTCTGGAACAGCAGGGATTATAAGGATGGTGATAGGATGGACGAGTTTCCAGAGCGGCTAAGAAGGTTAAGGGAGTCTATGAGGCCGGTCAGGAGCATGACGGTTACATCACAGCTAATGGGGTTAAGCCCTGATGCATTACGAAAATATGAGAGAGGGGAAGTGGAGCCAAAAATGACAGCCCTAAAGCTGATTGCGGCATATTATCACATTAGCCTCGATGAACTCTGCAAAATGGAGGAAGAGTAAGCCCTAAACTTTCATAATCTCATAGAAAATATTGCAAATTCATAAAGTTTTATGAGTGAGCAGAAATATGTATGCGACAATGGGAGTGTGGGAGCGTATGCCCCTGCGCTCCCGCTTCGCTTTTTCTTTTTCCTCCCAAACCCCGGCACTTGCCGGGGTACATACGCCGCACGAGCGCATCAGCCCACACATCCGGGCCGGAGGGTCGCGCCCTCCCTGCGGCAACATCGCCCTTTACGGGCATTAGACAATGCGCTCCAAAGGCCAAGGAGCTGACTGCGGAAAGACGCTTACCCCAAGGATTAAAGCAACCGTTGCCCTGGGGGATAGGTAACGGAGCCCGCCTGTCATGGAGGCGGAAGCGGCGGCAGCTATGACCTGCCCCGGCGCTGTCCCGCTGAAAACTGCCCGACGTGGTGTGACAATTAAGCGGGAAAGCGCACATACGCCGCTCCTCGCCTCGTGAGGCGGGCGGTGGCACCAGGACGCAAGTCCTTACAGAGCAGGCCTCCGGAAAGCCTGACCAAACCCGGAGCATACCCCGGAAGGGGTATATATGCCGTGCCTCGTTGCGGGAGATGGGGGCGGGTAAAAATGACAGAGAGGTGGTGATATGCCGAATGAACAGAACCTCATACCGATGGACCAGCGAAGCCAGAGTGAAGCGAGAGAAATGGGCCGAGAAGGCGGCCGTGCATCCGGCGTGTCACGCAGACGTAAGCGGAGCCTGAGAGAAGCGGCGGACTTGTATCTCTCCCTCCCTGTGGAGAACAAGCGGGCGTGGAACAAGCTGGCCCGTGACGGTGTTGACCCGGAGGATGTGGACAACCAGATGGCCATTATTGCCGGGCTGACCATCAAGGCAATTAAGGGTGACGCAAAGGCGGCAAAGGTGCTGTTTGACCTGCTGGGAGAGCAGGGAGCAGCTAGTTCCGCCTGGATTCAGGACCAGGAGGAGGACCCCATCACCGCAGCGCTGAAGGAGGAGATGGGGAATGGGATTCTCTGAAAAGCAGAGGGAGATTATGCGTTTTCCCTATCGCAAGTATGACGCGCTGATTTGCGATGGTGCGGTACGGTCGGGAAAGACCTCCATCATGTCGCTGTCCTTCTTCTTGTGGGCGATGGGAAACTTCAACAACTGCGCTTTCGCCCTCTGCGGGAAATCGGTGGGAGCGGTGGAGCGAAACATAGTGATGCCGCTGCTGTCCGTAACCTATTTGAAAGATAACTTTACGATTTGCTATAACCGTGGGGACCATGTGATTATTGCAAAACGGGGGAAACGGGAAAACCGGATTTACTTATTTGGAGGAAAAGACGAGTCCTCCTATATGCTGATCCAAGGTGTGACGCTGGCGGGTGTTCTGCTGGATGAGGTAGCCCTGATGCCCCGGTCCTTTGTAGAGCAGGCGCTGGCCCGCTGTTCTGTGGAAGGGGCTAAGTTCTGGTTCAATTGCAACCCGGAGAATCCGTTGCACTGGTTCCGGCAGGAGTGGATTCTCAAGGCGCCGGAGCGAAAGGCCCTGCACCTGCACTTTCGGATGGAGGACAACCCCTCACTGAGCGAGGAGACCCGCCGGCGGTATCAGAATATGTACTCCGGTGTGTTTTACCAGAGATATATCTTAGGACTCTGGGTGATGTCCGAGGGCCTGATTTATGACATGTTCGACCAGACAGAGAACCGATACCGGGATGGAGAGGCGCCTGTGGATCTACGATGGACCGGGCGGCGGTATATCGCCTGCGACTACGGGACCACGAATCCCTGCGTGTTTTTAGAGATCTTCGACTATCAGGAGCGAACGGTCTATATCGACCGGGAATACCGCTGGGACAGCCGGAAGGAGCACCGGCAGAAAACAGACAGGGAGTACGGCGACGACTTCATGAAATTCATGGGGGACAGCTGGTGCCCGGTGATCGTGGACCCGTCGGCCGCCTCTTTTATCGCGGAGCTGCGTAGCCGGGGCGTATATGTGATAGAGGCGGACAACAACGTGTTGGACGGCATCCGGAGGACTGGAAGCCTGTTCCACCGGAGAAGGATTTTGGTCAATGAATGCTGTGAAGGTCTGCTGGATGAGCTGGGGACCTATCTGTGGGATGACAAGGCGGCCCTGAGAGGGGAAGAAAAGCCGGTCAAGCAGCAGGACCACGGGCCAGACGCACTAAGATATTTTGTCAACAGTCTACCGGACTGGAGGTTTGAGTAAGTGTCCAGACGAAATAAAAGCCGCCCCCGCGGCGTACAAGTCAATCCTGATGCGGTTGTCGTCAACGACGCCTTCTCCAATCCGATCTTCCGGCTGGGGTATGGCTCCCAGTCGCCCCTGGAGGCCACAGAGTATCCCTTGACCCGGATGACAGACAACTACGCCCTGCTTAATTCCTTGTACCGGGACAACTGGGTGGTGCAGAACGTGGTAGGCCTGGTGGTGGACGATATGCTCCGGGAGTGGTACAAGCTGAAGGGCGGCGTATCACCGGAGCTTCTGGAGGACTTGGCACGGGTGGAGCGGCAGACCAGGACCAGGGCACGGGTCAACGAAGGACTGCGCTGGGGGCGCCTGTACGGAGGGGCCGCCGGTCTGATTATGATAAAGGGACAGGAGGAGCTGCTGGACAGGCCCCTGGAGCTGGATTCCATCTATCCCGGCGCGTATCAGGGCATCTATATTCTGGACCGCTGGCAGGGCGTGGTGCCTGGGATGGAACTGGTCTTTGAGGGGGGAGATCCGGTCCCAAAGTGGTACTCCATCACAGATGCCGCCGGGCACACCGTAGCGAGAGTGCATCACTCCCGGCTGATTCGATTTACGGGGCGGGATCTGCCCTATCTGGAGCGGGTGGCGGAGCTGTACTGGGGGGAGAGCGAGGTGGAGGCGCTATACAGGGACGTGGTGGCCCACGACAATGTTTCGGCCAATATGGCAGCCTTGACCTTCCAGGCCAACATCAACACCATGGAGGTCCAGAATCTGGACCAGCTGTTTTCCGTCTCCTCCGGGGAGATGCAGCGCCGGTTCTGGAACACCATGCAGGCTCAGAGTGTGGTGCAATCCAACTTTGGCGTCCGGCTGGTGAACAAGGGCGACCAGATGAAAAACACCCAGTACACCTTTACCGGACTTCAGGAAGTCTATGAATCCATGTGTCTGAACCTGTGCGGCGCCTCCCACTACCCCATGACAAAGCTCTTTGGACGATCCCCGGCGGGAATGAACGCCACGGGGGAGAGCGACCTGAAAAACTACTACGACTATGTGGACACCTTGAGGGAGAGCAAGCTGCGACCTGCCCTGGAAAAACTGCTGCCGGTGCTGTGTATGTCGGCCTGGGGCCTGGTTCCGGAAGATTTGGATTTCTCCTTCCCGCCCCTGTGGACGCCCACCGCCAGGGAGGTGGCGGAGATCGCCAAGGCCAAGGCGGAAACCGTCACCGCCGCCTATCAGGCGGGGCTTCTCAACGTGGACACCGCACAGAAGGAGCTGAAAAAGCTGGAGGAGGAAACGGGGCTGTTCGGCAGCATCACCGACGAGGAGATATCCGCCAACGCCGGGAAAACTTATCAGGACGCCACCGCCCTGCGGGACCCGCTGGCTGGCTTGGACTATGGCGGAGGGGAGCTTAGTTCTTTTGAGGGCAATGCCCAGGACGCGGCGGCAGTGATGGATTACTCTCCCAGCCAGCCACGGGATAAGAATGGCCGGTGGACAGGCGGAAGTGGCGGTGGTAAAATAGGAAAGACAAAGTATGCGCCGTCGCCACAGAGAAACCGTGGTGGAATTCAGCTGAAGCCAAAAGCCTACGCCCGTCTGACAGGAGTTCTGAACACCAGATACCCCAATTTACCAGAGGGTGCGATCCGACAAATACGAGATGCAAAGTATACATACCGGGTCAGAGCGGACGGATATGGTGGATTTGAATTGCTGTCTAAGCGGAAGATATAGGGGGATGTAAGGGATGGGCAAATCTATTGTAGATGAATTATGGGAAGTATTAAGGCCATTTATCAAGGAACATCCACTGAAAAGGGATACGGTTTTAGAAGAAGACGTGGAGATGCTTATTGGAAGCGCAGTTGCGTTTTGTGTAGAAGATAAACTGCTGGATGAGGCAAAAGCCCATCCTGACGGTGTTTTTTGGGAATTTCTCAATGTTATCCCAGATGGCGTTCCGCCTGGTCAGGAGGATATCTTAGAGGACGATGAGGACGACTAAATGCCTAGTCTGAACCGGGCGCCCAATGAGCGGGAGCTGCAAAAGCTCATCTCCATTTTCCTGAAGGCCGAAACCGACATCATCAACGAGATTGGGCGGCTTCGGTCGGAGGGGCTAGTGGACTATCACGCCGTAGCGGCATTGGAAAGAGTGCAAGCAATATTGAGAAAAATGGAAAATGACGCTTGGACTTATTCGCGGCCGATGGTCGAGAAAATGTTCTATGTCCGGGTCCCGGAGGCTAGGCGCATTGAGGGGGAGACGGTGGAGAAGCACCGGAGGGGCTATCTCAACGCCTCTGTCCTGACAGGGGAGCAGCATGGGGTGATAGACCGGCTTGTAATGAACCTGATGGGGGAAATCACCGACGCCTCGCTCACGGCCGTAGCGACGCTCCAAAGCGCCCTAATTGGGCGGGTAGAGCCGGACGTATACCGAAGGATCGGGCTGGAGCAGGTGGCCTATCAGCAGGCCAGAGGGGCCGGGACGTACAGAATGCTTCCCGGCTTTGTGGAGGCCTTGAGGCGGGAGGGCGTGACGGCCTTTGTGGACAAGGCCGGGCGGCACTGGTCCCTGCATACCTACTGCGCGATGGTGTCCCGCACCACCAGCAGACAGGCGGAAGCCTTAGCCGTGCTGACGGCGGACCCGGAGCAGGACCTGTATCAGATCAGCCGCCACGGAACCACCTGCCCTATCTGCGCCCCCTTTGAAGGCCGTGTGTACTCCAAGAGCGGGACAGACCCGGACTTTCCCCCACTGGCGGACGCCTTTGGCAAGGTGGACCCATCGGGACCTGGTAGTCTGACCAACACCTATTTAAACATTCATCCAAACTGTCTGCATGTGCTGATTCCGTGGACCTCGGCTGGTCGAACTGAAAAAGAAATCCAGAAGATTAGGGATTTTTCAAATCCGGCCAGGAACCCATACAGCGTGGACCCACGGACCGAGAAGCAGATCATGGCATACCGGAACAAGGAAGCTGCCCGGCGGCGGTGGCTGGAAAACTACCGGCAGTGGGAGCGGTACCGGATGACGCTGGGGGATTCGGTCCCTAAGACCTACCAGACCTTCGAGCGGCATAAAAAAGCCGGCGATGAAAAGTACAAAAACTGGCAGAGACTGTACAGGGAGGCGAACCGTGAAGCCGGAGCTGATTAAAACCATAGAGACTGCCCTGGACAAAGGGCTGCGGGTAGAACTGCTAAAGGACAAGGAAGGGAACATTAAGGCCCAGACCATCAGCAGAAAAGCCCTGAAATGAATACATTACCCACGTCCTAAATGATGGGCGGGAAGAGCTGAATGGAGCTGACAGGAGAAATCCTGCCGGCTCCTTTTTTATTTGCCCAAAGAGGTGATTTTCATGGACTACAATCGGGAATACATTGACCTGCTGAAACGATCCCTGGCCGGAGAGACGGAGACGGTGCGGCTCTATCTGGCCTGTATGGCCGTCGCGCCCCCAGAGCATATCCCCAAACTGCTGGAGGTCCAGACGGATGAGACGGATCACCAGGCCATCATTGCGGACCTGCTTCTGGAGGCCGTGTCCGGGCAGAGCGCCGACCAGGAAGAACTGATTCCGGGGGTGGACTGATGCTGGCGTACTATGGAACTGACATCTCCCCGAACCAGACAGAAACAGTAGAGGGGTATCTCATCTGCCGAAACGTCCCGATTGCCCGGACCGGGCAGCAGGAATATCTGGCGAGGGAGCTGATGCTGGACGGAGACCCGGAGCGTGTGGTCACAGTGGACCGGCTTCCAGAGGATGTATTCGAGGCGGCGGCGCTGGCCTCCTTTGAGGGGAAGCCAGTGACCGACGGACACCCAGGTGAGAATGTGGGGCCGGAAAACTATTCGGCATACTCCAGAGGACACGTCCAGAATGTGCGGCGGGACGGGGATTACATCGTAGCGGACCTGTATATCAACGATGCTGGGCTGGCCTCGGAGGTGAGAAACGGGGTCAAGCGGGAGGTAAGCTGCGGCTATCTGTGCAATTATGAGCCGTTTGGGAGCGGCTATAAGCAATCCCACATCCGTGGCAATCACGTTGCCGTCGTGCCCAGGGGGCGCGCCGGCCGCGAGGTAGCAATAAAAGACGCCGCCCAAGAGGCGGAGAAAGGCAGGAAACACATGAGTGAATTTTGGAAATCTGTCCTGACCGCCTTTGGAATGGCGGCCAAGGACGCAAGCCCGGAGGACCTGGACCACATGGTGCGGGTCACGGCGAACGCGCTGGATGCCGCACCCGCCGAGCAGGCGCCGGAGGCAGAACCCGCGAAAGACGCCGCGACCGGGGAGCCTGTCAGTGACGAGATGGTGGAAAAGGCCCCCAAGGGTGATGACCTGGGGAGCAAGCTGGACCGCATCCTGGAGATGCTGGAGGCCAAGAGCCGGGGCGGACGGGGGGAACATCCCCTTCATGACGAGAAGGACCTGGACGACATGATCGAGAAGCTGGCCGGGGAAAAGAGCGGAGAGGCCATCACCATTCCAACGGAGGAGATGGAGGACCAGGCTATGGAGGGTCCGGCCAGGGACGCGGCGGTGGAGCTGCTGAAAAAGGTACGCCCCGCCGTGGCCGCCATCCAGGACAGGCAGGAGAGGGCGCGTGTGACCGACGCCCTGCTGGGGGCCATCCAGGGCAGGGATGTGATGAGCGGCATCGCCCAGGCGGCCCTTGACAGCGCCCAGGCAAATGCAAGTAAGGCCAAGAAAACAACCTATGACCAGATGTGCGCGGAGTCCGAGGCCGCCTACGCGGCCATGAATCCCCACAAGAGAAAGGAGAATTGATATGGGACTGAATCCCCAGGTAATCGGAAAGGAAATGCCACACGGCTTTGCGGGCTCCTATGCCCGTCAGCCGGATATGATCGTCAATACCCGCCCGGCCGGCGGAGAGGCCGCCATCCCCTTCGGTGCGGCCCTGAAATATGAAAGCGGCACCGTAGTCCCCATGGGTGCTGGTGCTACCGCCGCCCAGTTTGTAGGAGTGGCCGGCTGTGAGATCAAAAGCGCCCTGACCTATCTGGACCAGAGCCAGGGGCAGTACGCTGTGGGTGAGCCGGTCAGCGTATTCCAGCGGGGCGCCATCAACGTGAAGTGCAACAAGGGCGCGCCCGCCCTGGGCGGGGCGGTCTATCTCCGCATCACCGCCAATGGGAGTTATCCCTCCGCAGTGGTGGGAGGTTTTGAGGCGGAGGCCGACAGCGCCAACACCATCCAACTGACCAACTGCCAGTGGGCGGGACCTGCTGACGCCAATGGGATCGCGGAAGTGCGTATCCTGACCATGAATAACGCTTGATCGGAGGGAAGAGAACATGAGTTTTCAGAATGTAGGTACTTACAACGCCGGAGCTTTCACCATGAAGTCCTCTGGCCCTGCCCCCATGAATGGGGTGCCCACCATGGACGCTGACGGCATCGCTTCCGGAGGAGCATTTCTGGTCAGTGAGCTGGAGAAGCGGGACCCCCTGATCCGCAAACCCCTGACCAGCTTTACCTATCCCCGTGATATTGTGATCCAGGCCGGCGGCGGCTGGGTGGACTATGTGTCCGCCATGTCCGTGGCCTATGGTATCACCGGGGGTGCGGTGAACAGCCCTGTTACCGCGGGCGGCGCCAACGGCATCCCCGTGGTGCAGGCCAGTGTGGACAAGGGCGTATACAAGGCCCACGTCTTTGCCGCCGCCCTGCGGGTCATGTTCCAGGATATGCAGCGGGCCAACTATATCGGCCGGAGCCTGGACAACCTGCTCCAGGATGGGGTGCGGATGGCCTACGACAAGCACATGGACGCCAATGTCTATGTGGGCATTGAGGACTACGGAACCACTGGCCTGGTGAATAACCCTGATGTGACGGAGACCACCGCGGCTAACGGCACGGCAGGGACCGCCACCTGGGCTACCAAGACGCCCCAGGAGATCTTGAAGGACGTGAACGACGCCCTGACCGCTGTGTGGGCGGCCAACGAGTACGACGAGACCGCCGTGCCCAACCACATCCTGATCCCCTATGAGCAGTACAACTACATCTTGACCACTATGGTCACCGACCTGGCCACCGAAACGATTTACGACTTCCTGATGAAGAACAACGTGGCGGCCAAAAACGGCGGCTCCCTGTTTATTGGGGCCACACGCTGGTGCAAGGGCGCCGGTACCTCCAGCAAGGACCGGATGGTGGTCTATGTGAACCATGAGCGGTTCGTTAAAATGGACGAGCTGGTGCCCATGAGCCGCATCATGTCCGCCCCCAACGTGGCCAACGTGTGCTATGACACCGCCTATATGGCCAACCTCTCCGAGGTGCAGCTCTTCTATCCCACCTCGATTTTATACGTGGATGGAATCTGAGGAGGGCGCGCATGTTTGTACTGAGCAAGCGCAACCTCATCCTGCCCAGCCCGGACGGCTCCATGTCCGTCCGGCTGGAGCGGAATGTGATGTGCCAGGTCCCTGATTGGGCGGCGGAAACGGCTTATTTCCGGGACCTGGTGGCCGACGGGAAGGTAATCCCCAGCGGCACCAGCGACCGGGAAACCCAGGCGGCGGCAGAAAAGAAGGTCAAGACCCGCCGGGGCAAGGCGGCAGAGCAGTGAGGTGACACGGATGTACTACTGGGGACATCCACAGTTTTTTGGCGTGAGGGCAGCGGCGGCCAACATCGGGCAAGCGGTGGGCAGCTACACGGCGGAGATGTTCCAAGAGGACTTCCCGCAATTTTTCAACAAAGAGGGAACCTGCCTTCTGCCCGCAGCCATGCTGGAGCAGCTGATCGGCCAGGCAAACCGGGCCATCCAGCCGGATAAATGGCTGGATGGCTGGCGGTATGCCGCCGGCCTGTATGTGGCCCACTGCGCCACCCTGTATTTGAGGACCTATGCCGAGAGCTCGGACACCCCCGCACAGGCGGCCGCCACAGGGGCGCTGGTGGGAGTAGTATCCTCCGCCAAGCTGGGGCAGGACAGCGTGTCCTATGACACGGACGCCCTGACGAAGGCCACGGAGAACTGGGGCGACCTGAACGCTACCCAATATGGACAGCTTCTGGCGACCAGGGCCCGTTTGGTGGGGATGGGCGGAAGCTATGTGATTTGAGGTGCGGGCATGAATTTTCGTGACTGGTACACAGATACCGTGGATGTGTGGAGGGTAGTCCCTGTGAAGGATGGAAACCTGACACGCCATGAGCGAAAAGAACTGTACAGTGGGATTCCCTGCCGACTATACCAGGTGGACGCCCCGGAGATCCGTATGGCGCAGACCGCCGCTTCCGCAAATCAGAAGGACTGGCTGCAGTGTGACAACGAAGCGGACATCCGGGAGGGGGACGAGCTCATCATCCACCGGGGGGCCGGACTGGGAAAGAAGATCGCCAGTATTCGGGCGTTTGCTTCTGATCCCAACCACTTCTTTGAGCCTTTTGGGGCGGTGCTGCCTGGTCTGGCCCACCAGGAGATTCGTCTGCTCCAACAGGAGCGGGTGAAAGGTGGTGGAAACCAATGAGCTATACTGTGAGCCTTCAACAGCGGATACAACAGCTCAAAAAGGCACAGGCCGACCTTCCAAATGTCTTGTATCAGACCGCCAAAGGGGCCACCATGCGGGCAGTAGAGGCCGCTATGGAGGCCACCCCACCAAAGGCTGGGCGGCTGGGCGGGACGCACACTCTTACCGGAGAAATGAAACAGCACTGGGCAACAGACAGCGAAACCGAGCCGGAGATTCAGGGAAAACAATTTGTGACAGTGTTGGCTAACGATAGAGAGTACGCCTCTTACGTCAACGATGGTCACCGGATGGACCGGCACTTTGTACCTGGACTGTATGTGGACAACGGAGAGCTAAACTACGATCCAACCGCCAAGGTAGGTCTGGTAGTAGGCACCAAGACCAAGTATGTCAAGGGGGAGTTCATGGTGGACAAGGCGAAGGAAGCGTATGAAAAAGCGGTCCTCTCTGAACTGGACAAAGAAATAGGGAGGCTGCTGGATTGAACTTTACCCTTTCCACGGTGTCCAGATCCCTGGCGGACTATCTGGCCCCGGTGATGCCCGGTGTGACCATGTACGAGGACCCGAACCAGCAGGACAGCGTTCCCCCTTGTATGTTTCTGCAGCAGCGGTACAGCTACATAGAGCCCAGGCGGCAGGCCGGCTTTTTCCTGCGGCGGATCGGGCTGGACCTGACCTATCTGGTGGACTACAACCGCCCGGATATGCAACGGCTCTACCAGTCCGCCGCGGAGGCGCTGGACCTGGTGATGGAGACCTTTCCCTATTCGGACGGCGGCTCCGAGGCAGCTTCGCTGCTTCGGACCTATGACCGGGAGTGGAGGATCGACCTGGACGCCATGCACTATCAATTCGAGCTGCGTGTGTGGGTGACGCTGCCGGAGGGCGGCGTGAAGATGCAGACCATGGACTATCATGAGGAGGTCAGAGATGGCAGCGAAAAAATATAGGCGGGAGGCTCTGCTGAAAAGCCCGGAGTTTGCCCGGTATCAGAGGGACTTCCTCGGAGTGGTCCTCTGGAAAGACGAGTATACCATGGCCGAGGCTGTGAGAACGGTCAAGGCATTTTTTGAAAAGGAGTGATTTTATGGCTGGCGGAACCTGGACGAGCCAGAACAAAGTGCGCCCTGGCGTATACATCCGCTTTCGGTCCACGGCGGGCCTGGGGCTGACCGTAGGAGACCGAGGCACAGTGACCATCTGCGAGCCCATGTCCTGGGGCCCGGTGGCACAGGTGATGGAGATCGAGGCGGGAGCGGATGTGACGCCCTACACTGGATATGACATCACAGCGCCCCAAAATCTGTTTTTGCGGGAGATATTCAAAGGCAGCAACCGGACGGCCGCCCCCAACAGGGTACTGCTGTACCGGCCCACGGCCTCCAGCTCGGCCAAGGCCACCGTCACAATCGGCACACTGGTAGTCACGGCCAAATATCCGGGGGCCAGGGGCAACGACATTTCCGTTGTGGTGACGGAGCTCACCGAGCCGGAGGACACCTTTACCGTGTCCACGGTAGTAGATGGGGAGATCGTGGACCAGCAGACCGGAAAACAGGTGGAGGACCTGACGGGCAACCAGTGGGTGGACTTCTCCGGTACAGGTGCGCTGACAGCGGACAGTGGAAAGCCTCTAACCAGCGGCGCGGACGGCACCGTGCAGAGCGCGGCCTGGTCGGCCTATCTCCAGGCCATTGAGCCTTATAAATTTGACATTATGATCTACGATGGCGCGGATACCACGGTACAGCAGGCCATGATCTCCTTTATCCGGCGTATTGCCGATGAAGCGGGCCAGTATGCCCAACTGGTGGCCTCCGGGCTGACCAACCCGGACAGCAGGTTTGTCATCAACGTGAACAGCGGCGTTACCCTGTCTGACGGCACCGTTCTGACGGCCCAGCAGTGTACCTGGTGGGTGGGCGGCGCGGAGGCGGGCGCCCTGTATAACCAGAGCCTGACCTATGCCCAATATCCGGACGCGGTGTCCGCCTCTCCGTTGATGACCAACAGCCAATATGAGGCGGCTCTCCAGGCCGGCAAGCTGGTATTCTTTGCCGAGGATGGGCAGGTGAAGGTGGAGCAGGATATCAACTCCCTGGTGACCTATACCACCGACATCGGAAAAGTATTCCACAAAAACCGGGTGATGCGGCTGTGCAACACCATCGCCAACGATGTATATGCCCAGTTTTCCGCCAATTTCATTGGCGTGGTGAATAACAACGCGGCAGGCCGCTCCCAGTTCAAGGCTGCCATTGTGGGTTATCTGCTGGACATTCAGGGAAACCAGGGCATCCAGAACTTCACTGCCGATGATGTGGAGGTGCTGCCGGGTGAGGATATCGACGCTATCCTGGTCAACATCGCCATCCAGGTAGTGGATTCCGTTGAGAAAATCTATCTGACGATTGAGGTTTCTTAAGGAGGTGGGGACATGAGTTATTTACTGGCAAAGGACACGGTCAACGGCGCTTCTGGAAAAATCTTTATCACGGTGGACGGGAAAAACATTGAGGTGGCCTGTATGCGAAATATCACCACCAACGCGGAGATCCAGTCCAGCGATATGCGGGTCATCGGGACCAAGAAGATCCAGGACAAGCAGAACGGCGCCAAGCTGACCGGGACGGGAAATATCTATTACGGCACTAACATCTTTACCGATATGGTGCTGGACTATATCAACAAGGGGATCACCCGTGAATTTGATATCCAGCTGACCAACGATGACCCGGCCACCAGCATCGGCAGCCAGGTCATGGCCTATTATGGCTGTCATCTCACCGGGACCATTCCCCTGTCCATCCTCAACGATGAGGAGGCCATGCTGAACTACGACTTCGATTTCGCATGGACCAGGGTGGCCCGGCTGCAGGCGTTCAACGACCCGGCCCAGCTGGGCAATGACTGAGAGGAGGAAACCCCATGAGCAAACTTTCCGCGTTTCTGCATCCCATCATCAACCAGGAGGAGAAGGAGATCGTCATTTCCAGGCGGTTTGTGGATGAACAGGGGGAGCCCATCCCCTTCAAGATCCGGGCACTGACCCAGGAGGAGAACGACGCTATCACAAAAAAGGCCACCCGACGCCACAAGGAGAACGGACAGATCGTGGAGCGGCTGGACAATGTGGATTTTACCCGGCGCCTGGTGGCTGCGGCCACGGTGGAACCGGACTTTGCCAGCAAGGAGCTGTGCGACGGCTTTGGGGTAATGGACCCGCTGCTGGTTCCAGGCAAAATGCTGCTGTCCGGCGAGTATAACCGGCTGGTCAAGGAGATCATGGGACTGTCCGGCTTCCACGACACCGGAGCGGAGGAAGAAGCAAAAAACTGATCGAGGGGGCTGACCCGGACTCAGAGACACTGGCGGCCTATTACTGCTTTGTCAATCTGGGCTGGCCCCCATCAAAATATGAGGCACTTCCATACCGGGAGAGGGTGCTGATCTCACGTTTTATCCACAAGGAGATCAACTCCAGGCCAAAGCAGAAGGGGAGGTGATCGGATGGCCCGGATACTGGAAGAACTGATCCTATATGACCAGTTCACCAATACATTTACAAGCTATATCAGGCTGGGGGAAAAGGCCGCCGGCGTGACGAGTCAGACCCGAAAGGCGACGGAACAGTTTACACAGAGCCAAAAGGAAGCCAGCGCGGCCACAAATTCTATGACAAACAGCCTGAAAAACCTGGTGGGCGGCTATCTTGGCCTGAAAGGGATACAGGGGCTGTTCAATCTGTCCGACACCATCACGGCCACCACCGCCCGATTGGACATGATGAACGACGGCTTACAGACCACGTCGGAGCTAAATGACATGATATGGCAGTCGGCCCAACGGGCCAGGGGCTCCTACGCGAGTACAGCGGCCTTTGTAGCAAAGCTGGGCACCTTGGCGGGGGATGCCTTTGACAGCAACCAGGAGATCATCGCCTTCGCCGAGCAGATCAACAAGCAGATGGCCCTCTCCGGCACCACGACCATGGAGGCCCAGGCCGCCATGCTCCAGTTGACCCAGGGACTGGCCTCCGGGGTCCTGCGAGGAGAGGAGCTGAACTCTGTCCTGGAACAGACTCCGATGATCGCCCAGACCATCGCCCGCTATATGGGGGTCAACACAGGCGAAATGCGGGAATTGGCCAGCGAGGGCGCCATTACGGCGGAGGTGGTCAAAAACGCCATGCTTGGAGCGGCAGAGGAGACCAACGCCGCCTTTGAGCAGATGCCTATGACCTGGGGACAGGTATGGACCTCCTTCCAGAACATAGCCATACAGGCGCTTCAGCCCGTGTTGACAGGGATCAACTTCCTGGCGAACAACATCGAGATCATCGGCCCCCTGGTATTGGGGCTGGGAGCGGCCTTCGTGGTGTTTCAGGCCGCCGCGAATTGGACGAGGATTGCCACCACAGCCACTGCGGCATACCACTTTGCGGTCAATTTGCTTTCGATTGGGCTTGGTGTTTTGACCGGGAATACGGCAGCAGCCTCTGCGGCGGTCTTTACCTTTAATAGCGCTTTGCTAGCTTCGCCGATTACATGGATCGTTATGGGCGTCGTGCTTCTAGTTGCGGCTCTCTACGCGGGCGTGGCGGCCTTTAACAAGCTGACAGGGTCCAGCGTGTCGGCAACAGGGATTATAACAGGATTGGTTGCAACAGCCGCAGGCTTTGTCATAAACGTGATTTCCGCCGCGCTAAATGTGATTTTGGAAGTATTTGCGTTGATTTGGAACGCGGTCGCAATGGTAGCGAACTTTGTCGCAAATGTCTTTGTAGATCCGATAGGTGCCATTGTTAGACTCTTTGCGGGGTTAGCGGATACTGTTCTAGGTGTACTGGAAGTGATTGCGACAGCGATAGATACAGTTTTCGGCTCCAACCTGTCAGGTGCTGTTTCCGGATGGCGAAGTGGATTAGATAATTTAGTAAACGAGCACTTTGGCAGCGGGATAACCGTGATGGAAAAGCTCGACCCTGGACATTTTGGCCGGCTGAACTATTCTGATATGTTCCAAACGGGCTACAACTGGAGCGCCAATCTGTTCTCCAGTGGGGGCGCGGGAAGCGGAAATCCGTATGCCTATACTCCATACGACGAGCTGGCGGCCCAACTGGGGGGGATCGGGGAGAGCGTAAAGGGCATTGAGAAGTCCGTTAATATGTCGGATGAGGATATCAAGGCCCTGGTGGACATAGCGGAGCGGCGGTATGTGAACAACATCAACCTGACCGCCCAGACACCCGTCATCAACATCACCGGACAGAACACCGGCAATACCGCCGCTGACAGGCAAAACCTGGCCAACACGATACGGGATATCTTGGTGGAACAGGTGGCGGCCGGCTCGGTCATCAGCACGGCGAGAGCCTATTAAAAAAGCGGCCCCGAAGGGCCGCCTGGTAAGCATCACTGCGCTTTTTTCAGTTCCGCGATCTCCCGGCTGTGCTTACGGACAGCCAGTTCCAGCGTGTCCACACGGCTCTCCAGAAGGTCCAGGTCCTCTGGTCCGGCCATGCGGTCCAGCTTCTCATGCAGCCCCTGGATCTCCTCCGCAAGAAGATTGAATTTGGGGGTTACTTCCGCATCCAGCAAAACCTTCATAGATTGGGCTGTTTCCGCCAAAATCTCTTGTTTCTGCTGAGATAGCTTGTGGTCCATTAGCTGTGCAATGGCCTGTAGGTCTTTTTCATCGAGCATAACAATCACCCCTTATCCTGATTATACAAGGAGGCAGGTATGTCCGTCAACAACTTCGGATTATTTTTCACCCGGGACGGGACGGTGCTCCGCCTCCCTGTCAACCCGGAGAAGCTGCCCGTAGCCAGGGACAGCGACAATGGGGAGTACAATGTGCTGGGTGTCGGCCCAATCATGATTCCACGGACGCCTAAGCAAAGGGTGGTCACCATCTCCAGCTTCTTTCCGGGGCGTGTGTTTCCAGGTGTGCTGACCGCGAACGAGTTTCAGCCCCCGGAGTTCTACATCACGTTTTTTGAAAGCGCCATGAACGACAGAGCGCCGATCCTCTACACGCCAGCGCGCTACTACGAGGATGGGGAGCCTTTCATGTCCGGGGACTCCGGCTTTCTCGTTCTGGTGACCCAGTTTTCCACAGAGGAGCGGGGCGGGGAAACCGGGGACTTTTACTACGATTTGGAGCTGACCGAATACCGGGACTACTCCCCCCGAACCATCCAGATTAGCGGACAGGGGGGAGGCCAGCCCTCTGTCGCCACCACAGAGCCCGCACGGGAGATGCCCCGTGGACAGCTGACGGTAGGGACCCTCTGCACGGCCAACGGACCCTACTACTACACCAGCTATGGGGAGGAGCCCCACGGAAACGGCAACGGGCGGCGGGTAGTGGTATCCCGGATGGTGGACGCCGCCAGAGCCTATCCCATCCACGTCGCCGCGGAGAGCGGAGGGGCGCTGGGCTGGATGAAGGAGGAGGCCCTGCAGGTGGTGGAACAATGACCACAGAGCTTTTGATTTATAACAAGTCCTCCGGGAAGGTTTGGGAGGTATCGGGCTGCACTCAGACGGCCAGCTGGACCACCAACCGCACCGGAAGTCCTGGGACCTTTCAGTTCACCCTCAACGCCAATGGGGGGATCTCCTTCTTCGAGGGGGATGTGGTCCGGTTCTCGGTGGATGGGCAGCTTCAGTTTTACGGCTGGGTATTCACTAAGAGCAAGGACCGCTGGGGGGTGATCCAGGTCACCTGCTATGACCGGCTGCGGTACTTCAAGGCCAACGCCTCCTACATGTTCTATGATCAGACGGCCGGAGACATGGTTCGCCAGATCGCCGGTGACCTGCAGGTGGAGGTGGGGGCGATCACCAACACGGGCTATCCCATCCCCACCTTCTACAAGGAGGACGAAAGCTGCCTGGACATCATCGGGGAGGCGGTGCAGCAGACACTGCTCAACACCGGGAAGATATTTGTCTTTTACGACGACGGGAACGGGGTCGCTCTGGCCCGGCCGGAGGACATGATCTCCAATGTGGTGATTGGGGAGCGGTCTTATCTCACCGACTACACCTACAAGACCGACATTGACGAGCAGACCTATAACTCCATCAAGCTCTCCCGGCCCAACGAGAACACCGGGCGTGCGGACGTGATCGTTTTGCAGGACAGCGGCACCATCGAGCAGTGGGGGCTGCTGCAGCTCTATCAGAAGATTGATGGAGCGGTGAACGACGCGCAGATGAGGGCCCAGGCGGAGGCATCCCTCCAGTATTACAACCGCCGGATGAGGACGCTGAAGGTAAGCTCCCTGGGGGTGCCCGGCCTGAGGGCGGGGCAGCTGGTGCTGATGAAGGTTCCGGGACTGGGGGACATAAACCTGGACCAATATGTGCTGCTGGAGCGGGTGTCCCACACCTGGGAAAACGACACCCACACCATGGAATTTGAAACGCTGGCGATTTGAGGTGGAAGCTTGGAACTGAGAGATATCCTATATCAGATGATGCAGGAGAACCAGCGGGCCAGCCAGCCCACAGACCTGAGGATCGGGACGGTCACCTCCGCTGATCCGCTGGAGATCACGGTGGACACCGCCGCCTCCCCCCTTCGGGCTCAGGTACTATACCTGACGGAAGCGGTGGTGGAAAAAAAGATACCGGCGCTGCAACACACTCACGAGATCGCCACGCTGTCCCACACCCACTCCAACAGTGCCGGCGGGACCACAGAGGGGCTGACGGAGCGATACCCCACAGAGGAGGCTCTGTCCCAGATCGCCTGTCTGGAGAATGGGAAAGCCCTTCCGGTAGAGGATGGGTACATCCTTTTGAACAGGGCCCTGGCGGTGGGGGACAAGGTGCTGCTGCTCCGGGTGCAAAATGGACAGAAGTTTATCGTTCTGTCCCGCGTGTTTTAAGGAGGAGCTATGGCAGTATTACCCGCTGGGGGAACAGAGCTGGTCGCCGGAGTGCGGTTTGAGCAGCAACCCTCCCGAACCTGGTATCTCAACCGGCAGACGGGGCGCATCCAGGGGGAGGCGGACGGTCTGGCGGCAGTGCGCCAGGCGGTGGAAATCATCCTGAATGTGGAGCGCTTCCGCTGGCAGATCTACCGCCCTTACTCCGGGATGGAGTGGAGCGGGCTGATCGGACAGGACCCTGGCTATGTGGCCTCGGAACTGCAGCGGCGCCTCCGGGACGCTCTGAGGATGGACGACCGGGTGCGGGGGATCTCTGATTTCTCCTATCGTGTGAAGGCGGACAGCCTTACAGCCTCACTCACTGTGAATACCGTATATGGAGATACCCAGACCACTGTGGAGGTGACCTTGAATTGATCGACTTTAGCCAAAAGAGCTACCAGAACATCCTCCAGGCGATGCTGGAGCGCGTCCCGAACACCTACGACAAGCGGGACACCTCACCCATCCCCACCGCCCTGGGGCCGGCCGCCTGGACCTTTGAGGGCTTCTATCTGGCGCTGGACCAGGTACAGCGGGCCGGATTTATCCAGACCGCTTCCGGACAGTCCCTGGATTATCTGGCGGTGATCGCGGGCTTGACCCGGTATCCCGCCTCCAAGGCGGTGCGGCTGGGCATATTCAACACGGCGGTGCCCATGGGCGCCCGGTTCTCCACCATCAACGGGGCGGATTCCATCAACTTTTCTGTCACCGCCGCCACTGGAACGGCAAATCAGTATCAGCTGACTGCGGAAACGGCGGGAACGATAGGGAATGAGTACGCCGGACCCATCCTGCCCATCACATCAATTCCCGGACTGACCTCCGCCCAGATCACCGATATTCTGGTGCCGGGAGATGACGAGGAAACAGACGACGAGCTGAGGGAAAGGCTGATTACCGCCCTGAATGAGCGGCCTTTTGGTGGAAACATTGCCGCCTACCGGGAGAATATCCAGGCCATCGATGGAGTGGGCGCGGTTCAGGTATATCCAACCTGGGACGGTGGAGGCACGGTGAAGTGCTCTGTGCTGGGGGCCGATTTCCTGCCCGCCTCCGCCGAGCTGGTGGAGAACGTGCAGAATGCCATCGACCCGCCTCCTAACCAGGGCTTGGGACTTGGGCTGGCGCCCATTGGAGCCAAGGTGACGGTGGGGTCTCCTGCGGAGGTGACGGTCAACGTGAGTGCTGCCGTTGCTCTCTCGCCCGGTTCCACCATCGACCAGGTAAAGCCGCTGGTGGAAACCGCTTTAGAGGCTTATCTTCTGACGGTCCGGCAGGGCTGGGCCACCAATGTCAGTGACAGCAGCGTGGAGTACGCGGCGGATGTGTATGTGTCCCGTGTGACGGCCGCTGTGGTAGGGACAGCAGGGGTTGTCAATGCCACCAATGTGCGGCTCAACGGCAGCGCGGCGGACCTCATCCTAACGGAGAGCGGGACTATTCAGCAGGTGCCTGTATTGGGGACGGTGACGTTGAGTGAAACAAATTGAACTGGATTCCGACCTCCTGGAGCTGCTTCCGCCCTGGTATCGGGAGATCCTGGACTATCAGCAGATCTGCCAGACGGAGCAGAGCCAATTTGAGGCACTGGCGGATGAGGTCGTGGGCGTGGCGGACAACTTCTTTTTCCAGACCATGGATGAAAACGCGGTCAGCCAGTGGGAACAGATATTCGGCATTGTCCCAGACCCATCCACAGAGTCCCTGGAATTTCGCCGGGTCCGCGTTTTGAACCGCATCTCTACCCGGCCGCCCTTTACGCTGGGCTTCCTCTATCAGAAGCTGGATGAGCTGATCGGGCCGGGAGAGTGGACGGTCACGGTAGATTATCCCAACTATACCATCTATATCGAATCCTCAGCTTTAGACCAGCAGTATGCCACGGAGGTGGCCTACACCATCAACCGGATTAAGCCCGCCCACATCGTCTATATCAATACCCCTTATGTGCGTACAGGAATTTTGCTGAGTGAAACCATTGAACTGTCCCAGCGGATATTCCACTATAAGCTGGGCGCCTGGGGGCTGGGCGTGGAGCCCTTCGCCACAGAGCAGGGACAAGGAGTGATCAAGATGCCCGCAACACCATCGATTCAGGCCGCCCTCCTGAATGGAGCTGCCAATTTTGTATCCGGTGACATCGCCAAGGCGAGGATCAATGGGGCGATAGAGATCCCGGAGCTGAATAAGAGCGTAGAGGGCAGCACTTTGACGCTGACATATGCCGTGGCTCAGAGCCAAACCGGGGAGATCACATCCGTGGAGTTGCTGGACGCCTCCGGGGCGGTGCTGACGGCCTCTACGGTCTATGTGCCGGTATCCGGCTCGACCATTATGAAACACATCATCCCGGTTATGGAAGGAGTGACAGACAATGGCTGAAAATCCCATCAAAACACCCCTGCCTGCGGACCTGCCCACCGACTGGACCTATGGGCAGACGGTGGCGCCGGCTGGCTCTGACGCTGGACTGAGCCAGCAGCATGGGTACAACTATCTGATGCGGCAGGTCAACGCCGCCCAGCAGGGCGTCAATGAGCTGGGTGAGGCGTTGGAAGGTGTGCCGTCCCTGGAGGACGGGAAGGTGCCGGTATCCCAGCTTCCTGTGGGAACTGCCAATGGAGTGGCGGGGCTGGATGAAAACGGACAAGTACCAGCGGAGCAGTTGCCGGAGATAGATGCAGGCAACATCGCCAGCGGGATTTTGGGGATTGCCTATGGCGGAACGGGACAGGCTACTTTGACTCCAGCGGTGGACACTGTCGCCCTCCGGGCCAGTTACGCGGGAACGACCGACCTGACGGCAGGAAGCTCCGCTCTGACGACCGGAGCGTTGTACTTTGTCTATGAGTGAGGTGAAACGATATGGCAAAGGGTGCTTATATCGGAGTAGCTGGTGTAGCACGGAAGGTAAAAAAGGGCTATGTGGGCGTTAGCGACAGCTACACAATCCTAGACTATATCCAATCTAGCGGCACACAGTATATTGATACGGGCTTCATGCCGAATCAGGATACACGAGTTGTATGCACCACGAACTTGGCGCAACAAAATACAGCAGCTTGGTTATTTGGAGCGAGAAATGGTACAGGTGCGGCCACTTTTGGATTTTTGACGTATCAAAATGCCTATCGTTCCGACTATAACACAAGCCAAAATCAAACGATATCGGATGCGTATACTGGATTTTTCATTGTAGATAAAGACAAGAACATTACAAGCATCAATGGTGAAACCAAAATCACCAACACAGCCGGAAAATTTCAGGCAAATTATCCTATTTTTTTGTTTGCAAACAATAACGGCGGAAGTGCGGATGGGCATTCTTCTTGTGCAATAC